CTTCCTTGCTTACACCATTTGGATTCTCATCTTCATCCCACTTAGCGTCGGATTTTAGCTGCTTGATGTCATCAGCGAGGGTCAGCTTGTCAGATTCCAGAGTTACCAGACGATCAAACAGTTCTTTTTGGGTAATGCTCATATTTACTTCTCCTATTAATTAAAACGAATTACAACTGTTTCTGCTTCATTTACACTTCCAACTACAACGCCAGTATCCATATTCTCAACAGAGAACGATGCACGCTCATAATCTTCCAGATCAACACATTCTCCACTCACTTCTTCAAGCTTCATAGAGACGCTATTACATTCTTGGTCACAAGCTACAAAACCAAGGAGAATTTGAAGAGTGTAAAGCTCATCCTCAGTGAGAGTGATGTTGTACAGGGTGTCTTTTACTTTAGTTACCATTGTTCCTCCAAGATGGGTAAAAGAATGCTCTTAATAAAGTCGTAGGACAGTAAGAAGAGCATTATAGTTGCTATTTAAACAAGCAAACAGCGAACACCAAAGTAGGGGTTCATAAATGGAATATCATCGTCAAAGCTGTCGTAGTCTTTAGCAGGCTCTTCTGCTTTAGGCTTCTCTTCCTGCTTTTGTGGAGCAGGAGCAGCATTCTGCTGTGATACACCACGTTCAGCAAGAGCTTTAGCCAAGTCACTGCCTTCAAAGTTCTGAGCTAGCTTCATTGTGTTCAAAACACTTTGACGAAGGTTCTTCAGAATCTCAGGGTTTTGTTGCCCTTTGAAGTTAACACCATAAATGTACTCAGGAGCAAGCTCAGGAATCATTGGAACCATAACATCAGGAACCTGACCACTCAGCTTAATCTTCTCATTCAAATAGTGCTTACCGCCAGACTCTTGCAGGAACACTTGTACTTCAAACAGAGCAGCCTTGCCCAACAGCTTGCCAATCATGCCCGGCTTGAAGTTATTCTTCTCGTCCAACACATCAACAGCAGAAGCCATCTTGTAAATCTGAGTGTTAGACTTGAAGCCCCACGAACCATCGTCATTACGCACTTCTTTAATGTTGTAAGGCTTACCAACAACCTTACCAACTTCTTTCATGTAGAACTCACCATTCAACAGCAAGCGAAGCGGATGTTCTTGAGCATTCTCATCACCAAAGAATTGACCTTGGTTAATCATGATGCTTGGGAAATCTACAGTGAAAGCTACTTGCTGACAAGGTTTAACTTTCCAACGCTTGTAACGAGTAGGAACCTGCTTGTCATTTGGAAGAGTCTCAAAGTATTGATCAGGATTTTTCTCAAGCTCAGCAGCTTCATCAGCAGCATCACCTTTAAACTCCATTTTGGCATCTTCTTGTACTTGCAGACCAAGATCAATAATACCAGAGATGATACCAATCATAGCCTTGGCTTTCTTCTGTGTACCCACAGAGTCAACAATGTACTGCCCGTGCATCCCAATCGACTTTAGGACGATCAGCGTTATCACTATTGGTGTTTGCTACGTGCTCTACGTTAAAGGTAAAGTCAGTCATTTTATTTCCTCTTTGCATTTATTTAGTGTGGGCTACGCCCGTTTCTTTAGTGTTGCAACATTCAAGCTTTCGACTTGAAATTCTTTTTAAGCTCTTTCAGGACGGAGCGAACACAAAAATCCATCGTAGCGGTATACACTTTATACCCTTTCAACGTCCCTGTCAACACATCAAAGTAACTTTTGTTATAAACTGCTTTAACGTATGTAGTTTGTTGTGCTGCGAGAGTCATGCGAGCCTTCTGACGAAGACGCTTGCTTTGCTTACCATTCATATTTATTTCTCCTTTATTTAACAGTCAATACAGAACCAACGATCAGAGATACAAGACCTCCACCAAACATCTTCAGAAACAGAACAAAACCTTGCCAAGCTGCTGGCCCAAAAGCTAAGCCTACAGCACCTAACAAGTAAAGACCATAACCAATACCTGAGATAGTTGCAAGAGCCAGACAAAGATAACCAATTACTACAAGAATTGCACCAAAAGCTTTCATATTTACCTCTCCTTATTTATCGAACTTTCTTATCAGATTTGTAACGCACAATACTATACTTTGTACCATCACGCATTGGACGCTGAATCAAGATCATTTTATCCTCCTATTTAGATTAGCAGCAACCAGCATTTGGGAAAACCAGAACACGAGGTTCCGCATCATCTGTGGTTTCGTATACATGGTCTGGTTCTGTCTCACCAACCACAACAAAGTCCTTACTCTCTGCTAGAACAATAGCTGCACTAAGTGACTCTGCTACAACCAACAGACCTCCCTCACTATGATAGCTTGGGCTTACGTTATCCAACTCTTCCCATACAAACACTTTCATTTGTCTCTCCTTTGTTGTTAAAGCCGTAGAGGCGCTTGATCGACCAGCAAGACGTTTCGTAGAAACACTGAGTCTTGCGTCCTCCTTCCTAGTTAATGTGCAGCAAGTATTTCACACTTTTGAATCGTTTGCAAGCTTTATTTTAACTGTTTTAGTGAATCTGGCTGTATCGTTGCCCAGTCTGTACGTCACAACCCAGCTTCCTACGTAGTTTATACTCCACGTTCACTTTGTCAACGGCTTCTTTGATGATAGAAGAAAACTCCTCCTTAAACCGTTCATCATCTTTGATACACAAGATACACTCATCGTGGAAGCTACCTGTCAAAGTCTTTCTACCATAACGGCTCTCAGTCTCATTCAGGATGTTGTCAACCCACATATCAAAGAAGTAACTGCCAGTGCCCTGAGCCAGTGTAGAGAACCTGTCTGACTCTTTACGCAAGGAATAGCAGAAACCATTGATAGGGTTTACCAACCACTTACCACCTTTGCTATCACGGATCACCACCTGCTCCTCAGCAATAGCCTTCACAGACCAATTGAGGTTCCAATAACCTTCGTGTAGTTGTTTACCCTCTTTGAGCGAAACTCCGGCAGCCTGTGCAATTTTAGCAGCCCCTGCATTGTACACCGAAGCATAGTTACAGTTGCCTGTAAGGGTCATCACATTACCCTGACGGATAAAGAAATTCCCATTCTCCGTTGTAAGGCAGAAAACATCTGTGTGTCGGGAATATTCATACTTAGTCCTCTGCATACCCATCTCATTTGTAGCCTTGCAACGCAAAGTGTGAAAGTTTTCTGTATCTTTTCGGTGACACTTGATTGTGGTCATACCTAACAACTCAGAGCAAAGCTGCACTGCATCTAAGATATTACCATCATTCTGATAAATGATCCTAGATTTGGAAAGCCCACCACTCGCTGCTGTATTGCCGTCTGCCTTCCAAAAAGCATCAAAGAATGCTTCCAATGCTTCTTTACTGAGGCCCAACATAAAGCTTGTATAATCAATGCCATGTTTACTTTTCAAAGGTAGGCCGAGCTTCTTAATAAAATCCCTTGCTTCAGATTGAGCAAACTGGAACACCCACACATTGCTGTTGTTGAGATACTTATTGTAGCCAAGACCGCAAGCACTAATGCTGGATTCTACTTCAGACAAGTATTTACTTTCACTCTGAGCTAGTGACATCTTAACGGACTGACGGCGACCATCCAACCCTTGAGAAGTTTTGCCTGTCAACTCAGCCACAGAGAAATACCCATCAGCCAAAATCCAACCGAGGAGACGTGCGTCCTCAACAGTAACACCTGAATCACCACCAACATATTCCCCAGTGCTAATAATATTGTGTGCAGTTGTCAGTCCACTCGTTGTCACATACTTATTTTCAACCCTCCGAGTGTGGGCACGCCCTGTGCGATGTGCAGTATACCATCGGTGATCTGGTGTAGATTCTAAAGTCCAGTTAAAATTATTCATCTTGGTGATTTCACTATCCTTAAACTCTACAGTATCTAGGACCTTACACAGCTCAGTCTTACCCGTTTCTGTGTTCATAGACAATACATCATCTCCAATAGAAATTTCACTATAAGTCTTCCAACCTGATTTGGTCAGAATTTCTGTGTTGTCGATTGGCAAACAAGTCTTACCTTTCTTACGTGCTGCTTTAGCATTAGCAGACTTTTCACCACGCTTAAAGTCCTCATACTCTTTTTTAGTAACCATACCAGCAGTGAAGGCAGTTAAAATATGTGGGTCAAAATCCTCCTCTTGCATTGTAGCAACGTATTCAGGGTCATGTGGCAACATAAAGTTATGCTTCACACGATCCTCAAGACTGGACATATCAGAACCTACCAACACTTTCTTTGCACCTGCAACCAGTACACCACGAATATCTTCACCATAAGGCTTATCAATGCCGGGAAGGTTTACCAGCTCACGGTGCTGTACACGTAGTGTGTTAGTGAAGCCGCCAATGCGAGCTTGTAGCCACTTACCATCTTTAAGGTCACGGATAAACCCCTTAACCACACCAAGACGGTGTTTAGCTACGTTGTACTCTGCATACTTACGAATCTCTGGAACATCTTCTGCAAGCTCCAATACAGACTCACAAAGCTCCTTACCATCGTCACCTCCTACAGTGATTTGTGGGATTGCACGCTCTTCTGGGCGTGATTCTTTCCATTCTGTCCACTTGCTATGGTGTGAGCCCTCCTTGGGCTTTTTAGCAACCCAAGCGTTGAACTTTTCTTCATCCTTCTCATATTTGAAGCTAGCAGGAACCCAACCGTGAGAGTACAGCAAACCTTTCACTTGAGCTGGACTAGAAGCACTTGGCTCTTCATAACCATTCAGCACCTTGTACACACCCTTAACTTCAGTCTGTTGAACTTTCAGTGTACCAAATTCGTCAACCTCCTTGGCGTCATACACACGCATAAGCTCTTCCCACTTCACTCCAATAGCAGATAGCGAAGTATCCTTCTTATACATCTTTTTAGGCTTCTCTTTTTTAACAAACTGAGGAACCTTTGGCATAACACTCTCAAGCTCAGAACGCGCAGCCTCACACACAACCTCAAGCTTCTGTTCTGTCTCAAGCAGAAGGTCAACGTCAACTTCCCAACGTGTTTTCTCTTGTAGGCGAGCACAGTCCATCTTAAACATCAAGAAGGTTAGTAGACGATTAATATGCTCATCAACGGACAAACCTACAAGGCTGTCAATATACAACACCTCATCATCAGAAAGACGTTTACCACCAACACTGCCAGAATCAATCTCAATACGAGCACTTGTGTAAAGTTCAATAAGACGACGCTTTAAGTCCTTCCACAAAGCTTGGTTGATCTTAACGTCTTCTATTACACGATTCTGATATACCTCGTAAGGCTGCTCAGACCAATCATCAACAGCAGGCTTCTCAATGCCGTAATCTTCCCAGAATGTACCAAGGCCATGTTGACGACGATCAGGGTTTAGATACCAACTCAAAGCAAGCGTATCAATCAGCATCAACTTTGAGAGGTCAATACCAAACAACTTCTCCATCAAAGGTACGTCAAAAGAAATACCATTGTGCATTACAATTGGAATCTCGTTGTCTACGTGCCATTGAAAGAACTTGACGATACGCTGAGACTCTGTTGAACCCCGGAATGTTTTGAGTTCCTTTGAGTCCATTTGGAAGCCAAGGACGTGTAGCTTCGTTGCCCTATCAAGCAGATTGTCAGATTCCAAGTCAGCAACAGTAGCCAACTTCCAATTGTAAATACGTTTCAAAGTCTACTCCTTATAGTGAATCGCCTTCCCACTCATATTGAAGGAGAAGTCCTGTTTCTGATTGATACTGAGTTTTAAACTTATCTTCCCCACCAAACATACGGTTTTTAATACAACCAATAAAACTGTTTGACTTCAAATCGCCTTGAGCATGTTTGTTACGTTCAAACGACATGAGCAATGGGAATGCACGCATGATACCACGACTACCTGTAAACTGAGAAGCAAAAACTTCACCACCATTTTCATGGTCTTTAGCATCCTTTCCTTTTGGTGGGTTCAAGTGACTATACACACCAATGTGAATGTCAAGCTCTGCTGCAAGGTTTGCAATCTCAGATGACCACTTGTTAATAAACTCGTTAGCCTCACCAGAGGTCAAGTGGTCTACAAGTCGAGTCATGTTATCAATCTCAACAAACCTCACACCATACTCCATAGCATTGTAGCGGATAGCTTTAACAATCTCCTCAATGTCGAAGCGGTTGTGTGCTGCCTGCCCATCACTCTCCCAAAGGAACAGCTTACCTTCTAGGCTATAAGCTGTCTCCAAGTACTGTTCACGGTGACGCTCGTGAGCACTTGGCAAGTGGTAAGGAATACCATCAATCTTACCTGCAATGTTGTACAACGTAGAACGGTTTGGCTCTTCAAGAAGAACAGAAAACACTTTCTCTTTGTGCTCAACAATGTTATGTGCAGACTTCATATGAGATAGCAAAGTCTTACCAAGACCTACGCCAGCGCCTGTACATGTTGCCTCACCCATTCGTTGTGTGCAGTTCATATCTGTCAGAGCTTGCCATGGATAAGAGAAACCCGGCTCTGGGGCTGCATCATCACGAGCAAGCACGGTAGAAACACCAACCACACCCTCAGTAGTAGGTTTTGCGCTCTTCCAAATACAGAAGTTTGCAAACAAATCCCCGTCACCTTTCAGTAAAATATCGTTTGCATCCTTGGCATTGGTTGGATAAACAGCAACCTTAACATCAGGAATAATCTTTTGTACATCTTTTACAGCTTTCTTCCCAGCTTCGTCATTGTCTAGTACTAAGACAATCTCTGTAAAGAACTTGTCAATCTCTTTACGCATACGACCAAGAGTTGTAACAGCGCTACCAACACCATGGGGGAGGCTTGTAACAGCAAACTTGTTATATGGTGCTTTGGCATTACGCTTCTCAGCGTGAGCTTCAAGCATCATTTCTAAAGCACGACAGTCCCATTCACCTTCTGTAACATAAAGGCGTGGTGACGGCCCGCCTGCGTTCTTCTTAGCAATCTCCCAATTAAATAGATCAGCACCTTTGATATCACCAATAGACCACATTGCTTTCTTATCAAGCATAATGGCTTTGTAACCAACCAACTTACTATCAATCGTGTATGGAAAGTTGAATGTAAATGGTGTTTTACCGTCATACTCACTGTAAGCCAACTTTACACCTGAACGTGCAAAGTATTCAGGCTCAATACCTCGGTGCTTTTCTCGTGGAGACTTGAGATTACGAATCTCCTGAATCTCTTCAAAGATTTCATCCTCAGACTTACGCTTAGGGGGCTTTGGCAGCTTACCGTTATAGGGATCAGAAACATAGGCGTCCAATCCTTTTGAAGCACAACTGAAGCAATAACCTGTAAAGATATTCTTACCATCGTCATAGAACACTTGCAAACCATTCTCAGATGTGCAATGTGGTACATCATGTTTAATCCGCTCGACACACGCCAATTTATTCTCCTCGTTTATTCATATCAAAACTCTTAGTAATCACATGCCCTGTGCCACCACAATGCTGGCACTCAGCAACAGGCATATTAATGTAATCAATCAAATCTTGCAAGTAATTCTTAACAGTGTCAACCAAATCCTCAAGGCTGCTGCCAGAGAAACCTTTAATTGGTGTGTAACTCTGATAACCCTTAGCCTCATGGCACATCTCAAACAGCTCCACTTGTTTATGGTCAACTGTTTGTGTCTTAAACTTAGGAGAGCGATAGGACTTTCCATTAGCTTTCTTAACTTCTGTGTTCTTAACCCATGGTTTCAAAGCCACTTTCTTTTTAACAGTGAAGCAGAAATCATAGTCACTTGTAATGATAGCTTGTTTAGGATCAATGTTATCTTTTATAAATGTACGGATAATGTCATAAGTCTGTTTCGCTGTTAATGCACAAGGTTTAGTGTGCAAGGCAAACTCTGGCGTAAGGATTTTATCAAGCTCACCATAGTGAGCAATTTTATCAATCCTCATAGGTTCCACTGTCTTAGCTCCCCAAGCACCTTCTCTGATAACACTGAAGGTAGTTTCAACAGGTTTACTAATGTCGCCCTGCACTTCACCCTTACACTCAACTTCAAACTCAACCTCTTCATAACCACCAATCAAACGAGTGTACTTAGGCTCATATAGTGATTGGATGCTTGAGTAATTTTTCCAAACGTTCTGCTCTTGATCCTCATCATAATACTCGCCAACATCTTCAGGACAAAGGCTAAATGGAATCTTACCCTCAATCTCCATTTCAGAGTCTTTGAGAACGTAATAAGACAAGACATTTTTATCAGATTCTTTCTCTTTATAAGAAGCAATCTCTGTTTCATCTTCAACCAAGTACCAAACATCTGAGAATGTTGGCAGTAGAGGTTTATTGTTAATTAGTGCATTGGTTCGCAAAGTGCTACGCACAGTGCCGTAATTCATGGCAGCGTTAGCAACAAGCAAGCCTTTGTTTGTTTTGTAGTATGTTAGTTTTACAATTCGTGTTGGTGCGTTCATGCAAACACCTCCAATTTACACTTTGTCGGTGTAAACTCATCATAGTCTTCTTGATACACATCAAGACTGTACAAAGTACCATCAGACAAATCAACCACAGAAGACTCATCAGTAGCCATTACATAACATCCATTGCAGTCAATATAGACAACACCAGCTTCTAATTCCACCCAGCGGCAACCTTTCTCCAGACTTCGTGTATCGTTAATTTCCACTGACATTTTAAAATCCTCCTAATAATATTTCCAATACTTTTCCATATCAATAACACGTTCAAGCTCTTCTTGCCTACTATTCTCACTCAATTCTGAGAGGATGTCAAGGAGCTTTTCTGTGATTTGTTTGGTGTAGTGGTCAACATATTTATCAGCCTGTTTAGCATAGACACCAGTTTCAAGTAGTACACCGTTACAGGCCCACAACACTTCAGCATCATAGCCATAGTAATCGATATCCGATTGAGAGTTATAACTAAACTCCCCTTTCACAGCAGGAGAGTAGTGGATAACATCAATGAAGAAGATGTAATCATCCAAGCAAATCTGTAGCTCAGTCATTGTCTAGTTCCATTTCAGCATCCTCAATGGCAACAATGGCAACAGCTACAACTTCCCAAACACCACGCGAGAATTTAGCATCTATGCACGCACTTAGAGCCTCTTTTAGAAGCCCAATCGCATAAGCTTTAGGGTCTACAAGCTCGTATTATTGATATGAAGGGTTATTAGGAGGGGTTGTGGGTTGGACTTATGAAGTGACTAAATTTGTAAAAGTTGATGGTATTTACGAAGATGTATTTGCCTATCGAGGAGAAAGTCTTTTAAAAGCTATCCTTGCGACATTGCGAGCACGGAAAGAGAGTGGTTGTGTTTCTTTTGTTTGGAGAGGTTAAGTGTCTTATATTCAACAAGTGATTGAGCATTATGATGGTGTATTCTCTGGTAATAAATGCTGTTGCCCAATTCACACCGAAAAGACACCAAGTCTTCAAATTTATGAAGAAACTGAAAGCTGGAATTGTTTTGGTGAGTGCTCTATGGGTGGTGATGCTATTGAGTTTATCAAAACTATTGAAGGGGTAAACTTTCCTCAAGCTGTGCGTATCTATCAAGAAATCACAGGAGACTGTGATACATTTGTTCTAAATAAAGAATTGGAGGAAGTTGTGGGGAAGCATTTTGATCCAGAAGTACATGATTCAATTAAAAAGAAAACAGGAGTAGACAGTAAAGGTTATCGTGGTATTCGTGCTGATATTAGTAAGCCTTTTGGTGTTCGTTATGAATACGATCAAGCTGGTGGTGTGTCTGCAACTTACTATCCAACCACTCAGAATTATGAGTTGACAGGATATAAGGTTAGGATTCATCCAAAAAACTTTACAAGTCCTTATGGTGAGACAGGTAAGGATTGTGAAATGTTTGGTCAGTTTCGATTCAAGACCTTCAATCACACTCTGGTTATTTGTGGCGGAGAGCATGATACGCTCGCAACTTTCCAAATGCTATCTGATTATCAGAAGAATAAACAGTATGATCCGATTGCTGTAGTTAGTTCTACAATTGGTGAATCAGGTGCTCATAAACAAGTCCGCGCTCAATATGAGTTCTTTGACCAGTTCAAGAAGATTGTTGTTTGCATGGACAATGACAAAGCAGGCAAGGCTGCTGCTGATGAGCTGATTGAAGTACTGCCTAAAGGCCGTGTGCATGTAATGACCATGCGCCGCAAAGACCCTAACGCTTATATCTGGGATAAAGAAACAGGTAAGCTTGTACATGCTGAGCAAGAGTTTATCAGTGATTTCTGGGCTGCTAAACCTTACACCCCTCCGGGTGTTAAGAGTGCTGCTGAAGGTCTAGAAGAAATTCCAATGGAGCTGATGAAACCTCGTATCACATTGCCTTCCTACATGCACGTTTTGCAAAGTATGATGGGTGGTGGTATCATTCAAGGACGTATTGGTAACGTAATTGCAGATACTTCTGTTGGTAAAAGTACACATGTGAACCGTATGGTTTATCATTGGATTTTCAACAGTCCCGTTACACCAACAATTGTGAGTCTTGAAGCAACAGCAGCACAGTACATGCTTGAGATGTTGTCTACACACATTGAGATTAATTTGATGTGGCAGATGAGTCCTGAACAGATTATTGAGTTTCTTCAGACTGATGAAGGCAAGCGTGTTCAGAATGAGTTGGCATACAAAGATAATGGTGAACCTCGATTCTTCATCATTGATGAACGTGCTGGTAGTATTAAGGACATGGAAGCTGAGATGGAAATGCTTTTCCGTAAGCATGATAGCAAGCTTTTTGTTATTGATGTACTCTCTGACTTGCTTCGCGGTAGTAGTGAGCAACATGCTGAAGATCACATGAATTTCCAGCGGAACATGGCTAAGAATGGTGTGACAACCATTAACGTCTTGCATACACGAAAGCCTCCCCAGAGTCCGGATGGTAAACCCCGTAAGGTTACTGAATATGATGCGCTTGGAACCGGATCGTTTGTGCAGTCAGCAGCATACAACATTGTTTTGAATCGTGATAAATTGTCAGACAGTCCTATCACTAAGAACACAACTGAGGTAGACTTGCCTAAATGTCGTGGTGGTAAAACAGGTAATGCTGGTCACTGGTACTATGAGTTTAATAAAAGTAAGTGTCATGATCTTGACGATTGGCTGTTGGAGAACCCACAAGAAATTGACTTCTAGGAGGAAACGTGACAAGAGATGTGATTTACGACATGGAAACATACCCACCAGTTGTCACTATGTGTACAGTGGATTCTGATGGTGAGAACATCCTTGAATTTGAAATTAGCAATCGCAAGAATGATTCAGCTCGTCTTATCGAATGGTTACGTGATTGTGTTCGTAAGAAGCGTCGCATGGTTGGTTTCAACAATCGTGAGTTTGACTACAGTCTAATCCACTACATGATTCAGAAATCAAAAGTCTGTAAAGCTACAGGACAAGAGTGCATCTTCACAGCTAAAGAAATTTACAATGAAGCACAGAAGCACT